CCGTGGCTTGGGCTATGGTCAATCAGTCTTTTGTGGGCATTGCCCAGGCAAGCAACCATATCTGGCCTAAGTCTCATATCTTTGCTGCTCCTGCTTTCTTCTTCATGTGGAAAGATACTTGGCGGGAGTTGCGCCAGCCTACCTTCTCAGAGACGGAGCAGAGTGATGTGGCAGAGAATGTTTGCTACGCCGCAGAGATGGCAGGAATACGCTACAAGACTTTGTACCCTACCCATTGGACAGCACCACCAGACGAAGGCGTGTGGAGGCTGCATACCTACGGCTTGTACGGCATAGGCACACACTTTGAAGAAGGCGTGTACCACTTGTTTCAAGGACGTATGGAACAGAACGTACAGATGTTTGTTAACAGGTGTGATGACATACTGGCAAACAGATTTACCACTGACGCAATGATTGACAGCCGCCACGACTACCACGGAAAAAAAGTCTTGTGAACTTTGACCTGCAAAAGTTTTACAAGTTCTGTAGTGAACTCAAGATTGAAACCAAGGAGGAAGGCCTGAAGAAAATGGGTACTCTGCTTGGAACGCAGACGTATGTCATGGAGGAAATTCAAAAGGGATTACAGGATGACATCCATTTCTTTGTTATCTTGAAAGGCCGCCAGCTAGGTATCACTACCGTATCCCTAGCCCTTGACCTCTATTGGCAGTTCACCCACCCTGGTTGGCAAGGTACGCTGGTGGCAGACACAGAAGAAAACAGGGACATGTTTCGCTCTACGCTTGGCATGTACATAGAAGGATTACCCAAAGAATACAAAATTCCTTTGATTGCCCATAACCGCAACCAAATGGTTTTGAAAAACCGCAGTCGTATCTTTTACCAAATTGCAGGTAACAAGTCTCGCTTGGGGCAGGGTAAGGCAATTACTTATCTGCACGGTACAGAGACAGCTTCATGGGGCAATGAGGAAGGTTTAGCTTCTTTGATAGCTTCTTTGGCAGAAAAGAACCCTGAAAGACTGTATCTGTTTGAGAGTACAGCCCAGGGCTTTAACATGTTTCACGACATGTACAAGACTGCTAAGACAGCCAAGACGCAACGGGCTATCTTCTGCGGCTGGTGGCGCAATGAATACTATTCTGTTGACCCTGAATCCAGTATCTACAAAGTCTATTGGGATGGCAAACTAACCCCAGAAGAAAAGGAATGGACTAAAGATATTAAGAAGTTGTACAACTATGAGATAAATTCTAGGCAGATGGCTTGGTGGCGGTGGAAAATGTTGGAAGGTATTAAGGACGAAGACCTGATGTACCAAGAATTTCCGCCCACAGAAGATTACGCTTTTGTAATGACAGGTACAAGTTTCTTCTCTCACAGCCGTTGCACCGATGCTGCCAAGATTTCTAAAAAGACAGACTTTGATTGCTACCGCTACGTCTTTGGGCAAAACTTTCAAGACACCGAAGTTGTTAAATCAACTGAGAGATTAGGTACGCTAAAGATATGGCAAGAGCCTATTGATTCCGCTTACTACGTTATTGGTGCTGACCCCGCTTACGGGAGTAGCGATTGGAAAGATAGATTCTGTATTCAGATTTTCCGCGTGTATGCCAACGGGCTAGACCAAGTAGCGGAGTTTGCTACCAGTGAAATGAACACCTACCAGTTTGCTTGGGTGATTGCTCATCTTGCAGGTGCTTATAAAAACAGCACACTCAACTTAGAAGTTAACGGCCCTGGTCAAGCCGTGATTAACGAACTGCGTACTCTGCGCCGACAAGCCTCTAGCATTGGCGGTTCTACTGGACGCGACTTGCTAGACGTACTTGGCAGCATGACCAACTACCTCTGGCGGCGCAACGATAACTTGGGCGGCCCTGGCAGCAGCATTGGTTTCTTGACAACCAGTTCTACCAAAGAACGGATGCTCGCTTACATGAAAGACTATTTTGAGCGCACAATGATGAATGTGTATAGCATGGACTTGTTGGAAGAAATGAAAACAATTGTTCGTGAGAACGGGTTTATTGGTGCGCCTGGACGAGCAAAGGATGACCGCGTAATAGCAGCAGCCTTGGCGTGTGTTGCGTTTGCAGAACAAGTCCAGCCCCGCCTCATAGCTCAAAGGCTCACCCGTGAAGTCAGCCAACAGATGCAAGACAAGAGCGCAGAAGAACTTTCTACTGCCACCAATGTAAGCAATTACTTAAAACGTATAGGGATGTACGGCTCATGATTTGTTTAACCAAGGCAGAACTACTGCGTCAAATGAAACGCTTTGTCAAAGACAGTGAGCGCGGCATATCTATTGCTCTGTTTTGTGAGCTTGCAGGGATAAACAAACAACATTTCTACGATGTATTTGTTTATAGGTCTGAACCATTGACCGCATACATCCAGTTGCGGGTTAGCAAAGCCTACCAGCAGTGGAAAGAAGGCAACGTAAAGATTATGAAACGCAAAGACAATACAAGGTTTGTGGACTACCGCAAACAACCAGAGCCAGTGTTTTTGCCTGGCATGGGGCTAAAAGTTACGCCAGACGGCATAAAAATCAAGGTTGGTATGGTCAACCGCCATGATTACAGTGAACTTGACCTTAACGAAGCACTTAGAGGGTAACTATGGCTATATTACGAGACTACTACTGCGATTCACATGGCGTGTTTGAGGCATGGGAGGCAGAGTGTCCCATGAAGCATTGCAAAGCCACCATATCTATCATTCACCTCAAACCAGTGGGTACACGGTCTGCCAAGACTGCAAAAACAGATAAAACTTTGCAAAACTTGGCTTTAGACTTTGAGATGACCGATATTAAGTCCACCAAGGAAGGTGAACACCAAACAGGCTATCTCAGCCGCAATAACAAGCTATCCAAGAAAGAATACGCCGAAGCAACCGCCGCCAGTGAGCATTTTGAGAACCAAAAGAAAAAAGAAGGCAGCCCAGGCGATGCCGCAATATGGGGAAATGGTGGTAACATTTCTATGAAGTCCGTTCTTGGGGGACAGTTTAAGTCCTTGAAGGGCGAACCAGTAGGTATTAACCCGAAGGAAGCTGGTAATTTGACAGGGCCTAAACCTGCAAGTTACTATGCAGACCACGAAAACTTATCTATTCCTAAGTCATGAAAATCCCAAAGGATGTAATTGACAGGGAACTTTTCTATCTTGACCTGATACAGAAGTGCCTTGTCTCGCGGGAAGAACGCAAACCAGACTACGCTTCACTGCGTAGCTGGTATTTGTTCGGCAATGGCCCAAGTGAAACCCCTGCGCTATACAACAAAATCTTTCCGCACATTGACCAACTGACTTCATTTTTGTATTCAGCGGAAACCACAAGATTTAGCATTAACATTGGTGCAGCAGTTAATGATGCTGAACACAGTAAGATTCCAAACCTTACTCGCGCACTCAATGACGAATGGTTAAACAGCAATGCTGACCAAGTTTTTTCTCAAGCAGTCTCGTGGTCATTAGCGTATGCCTCTACCTTTGTTAAAATAATTATCAACAATGGTATTCACCCGTACATGGTTGAACCTGGCAGCATGGGCGTGTTGCGTGAAGACAGCCCATACACGGATAGACAAGAGGCTGTAGTACAAACGTACTACATTACCAAGTCTGAACTTTACAACCGTCTGTACTCACATCCCAAACGTGACCAGATTGTTAAGCGTGTTAGTTCTACCCAACACGAAAGGACAGAAGTATCCAATGGCGTAGAGCGTATTGTGCTGTCTGCCTCCAACCCAACAATGTACGGTAACGTCAATTTGGATTTGGCGGGGATGAACAAATACAAAGCTACGGTTGCAGAAGACACCGTAGAGATGGTTGAGTTGTGGGTGTGGAACGATGACACCAACGATTATCAAGTAGTAACTCGCGCAGAACCAGACGTAATTATTTATGACCGCCCTGGAGAACAAGTATTCTTAAAGGGTGAACTGCCCTTTGTGCAAGTTTGTCCTAACCCACTGTACGACTATTACTGGGGTGCGTCAGAAGTTTCTCGGTTGATTTACTTGCAACAGCTACGAACCAAGCGTATGTCAGAGATTCTTGACTTGTTAAGCAAGCAAGTATCCCCGCCTACTGCCCTGATTGGCTTTACAGGTATCTTGGACGAAAAGAATTTTGCCCTTAATCGTGCAGGTGGCTTGTTAGCAACCGATATGCCTAACGCCAAAGTTGAAAAACTTGCCCCGACTATCCCTCAAGATTTGTTCAAAGAGATTGGCGAGATAGATTCAATGTTTGAAGAAGCCTCTGGTATTGTTTCTGTTCTGCAAGGCAAGGGCGAATCAGGGGTACGTTCCTCTGGTCATGCTTCTCAATTGGCTCGTTTAGGTTCTAGCAGGGCTAAAAAACGGGCATTGATTATTGAAGATAGCCTAGAAAAGCTGGCTACCTTGTATCTCAAGTGTATGCAGGTGTATGACAACACCCATTTCAAAGATGCAAATGGCAATAAGTTCATTGCAGAACAATTTACTAAAGACTTTGTGGTTAAAGTAGATGCACACAGCAACAGCCCTATCTTTATGGAAGATTTGCGGCAGTTAGCCTTTAATTTGTACAAGTCACAGGTTATTGACAAAGAATCGCTGCTTGATTTGCTTGAACCTCCCATGAAACAAATGTTGAAAGACAGATTGAAAGTCATGGAGAAAAAAGCAGAAGAAAAAGCGGCGCAGCAGCCCCCTAAAGGGGAAAAAGGCCCTCCAAAGGAATAATCATGGCAACATCAGGCACAGAACGTAGCGGAATGACACAGCCCAAGGCAGACCAGCCCCGTGTAAATACTTCCTCTCTACAAAGAAAAGAAGGCTCACCCACCTTGACATACCGCCAAGATGGAGTTAAAAACTATGCAGG